TATAATAATAATAAATTACACGAATCGGGGGATTATCATCTTGGACAATCAATGTTGGGGTACACCAAAAATAAAGGGCCGTGGCATGGTAAAATGGCAACCATTCGCAAGTATGCCGGAACAGTTCGCAGGAATTAGAGAAATAATGGCTGATTTAAATAAAGTACCGAAACCAATAGTTTCTGAAGATATGAAAGAACAAATTGAACGAAGTCTTATTCATTCGATGCAAAGTAAAGAAGAGATATCTATTTCATATTATCGCGACGGAATGATTCATGACATGTACATAAATGTATTACATATCGAACCGATGCTAAAAACTGTGTATTGTACAGACGCTTTCGGTTTGAATACTGAGTTTAAGTTTGATGAGCTAGTGAGTATAAATTAAAAAAAGCCGTCCTGTTGGGCGGCTTTCGTTGTTTACTTTTTAAAATACTCGTAGAACCATTTACCTTCAGGTCTAGTATCCATCCACCAAGTGATTTTATCTAATTCAGTATTAGGCAATACTTCAGTTTGTAAGTATGCGATACCAGTTGATGGATCAGAAATAACTTGTCCTTTAGTTCCGCGTTCTGCCATAGCATTTAATACTTCAGGAACCAATGCGACGCCAAACCCACCAGATTTAACATATTGATATCCGCCATTAGAAACAGGTTGTTCTGTTTGTTTCTTTCCTGTAAACCAATCTAGTGTCTTATCTCCTTGCAATAAATTAATATCAACTTTTCCAATCCCATCAATATAACCATTATCAGTATATTGCCAGATATCACAAGGATAGGCTGGTTTCTTTTGTGGATTACCATCATTTGTTCCGTATCGTGGTAACCAAATAAAATCAGCTTGTACACTTTGTAAATTGTATTCACCGTACATATGATGTGCTACGTAAAACCCTACTTTCCACCCTGCAGCTTTACATGTATCAATAAAAGCTTGTGATGCTTTCGCTAAATCATTAAGATTACCTTTACTTTTCATTGATTTTACTGTGTCATCTTCCACATCCAGTACTAGGAACTTAGCGTTAGAACTTACTCTTGCTAAGAAGTCCTTAGCTTCCACAATTGCATCTGCTACTGATACGAAACATCCATAAGCATATGCAGCATGTGGAATACCGTATCTCTCTAAATTCGCAATATGGTCATTATACAAGTGATCTACTAAATTTGAACCATATTGTACACGGCAAATAGCTAATTCAATTTGTGGTGCTGCAACTGCCCAATTCATTTTATTGTTCCATTTTGAAATATCTACAATATAACCCATTATTTATCGTCTCCTTCAAAAAGTTTTTGTTTGATTTCTGTCACGTCTTTAGAAATAGACCCGAAAGCTTTTGCCTGTTCTTCAATAACTTCTTGGTTCTTTTGAATAACTGCTTGATATTGTTCCTCACGCTGCTCATTCTTTTTTTGCGTAGTAAAAAGCATCCACACGAATAATGCTGCGAATGCTCCTTGTTGAATGACTGAATTGAAAATTGCATCTTCCATTTTTCCATCTCCTTTTTAGGCAAAATAAAAAGACCAGCTTATAACTGCTCTGTATTTTCCGGTGGTTCTTCAGTTGTTGGCGGTGTAACTGGGTCTGTCGGTTCTTCTTTAATTAAGCCAACTTGTGCAACTTCAAATTTTTGATAAATATTACATCCAATCAAAACTGTTGTTATAGAAGAACTGTTTAATTGTGCATTTAAAAACTTAATATCAAAATCGTTATCAACTGGGATTTCTACAGATTGTCCATTTCTTAATAACACTTTCGCTTTCTTGGATGCATTATCTACATTTTCTATTGGAACAACAACTCTTTTAACATCAAGGCGAGCACTAATAAAATCACCAATCAATACTGTGTTAAGCTCCCCATTATTAAGTTGTTCATTAAGTAATATTGGATTGTAATCCTCTGTTTGGATTGATATTTTTTCACTACCTGTATATATTTCAATTGTTTGCATATTGTCCCATCTCCTTCTTTATTTTTAATCATTTATCTTAAAACGTACCGCCACTTCTTGATTGGATAAAAAGACGACCAGTAACAGTAGCGTTAATTCTAGCTAAACTATCCGGTGTAATTTTAATCTCCACATAACGACCACGTTGAAGTTTACCATCAGAATCCTTTGCTAAATAAGGAATCAAATTAATATCTTGTCCTCTTATTGAATCGAACGGTAAAGTGTTCCCATCAACTTCAATCGTTACTTTTGATGGAGTCTGATATAATTCGAAAATGCCAAACTCAATTTCATGTGTATGGTCCGGTAAAGTTATATCGTGTGTATGATTAGGAATACTGATGTCGTGTGTATGGTTAGGGATGCTAATGTTATGACTATGGTTAGGAATACTGATACTATGGCTATGATCAGGCAATGAAATATCATGTGTATGATCTCCGCTAGAACCGTGTGTATAGAAACTAGATCCCGTTCCTTTTGCGTAAAACGAAGCTGCTGTATTTCTACCAGGATCAGAAAAAGCTGTATACAATCCTATTGTTGTAGGCTCAGCAGGAACAATACCGCCTCCATGAAACATCTTATGGACATGATCTCCTCCACCACTTGATGTTTTAACCGTACCGCCACCAGAACCGGTTGAACTAACGTTTGCTCCTCCGGAACTTGTAGAGCCTACATTAGCACCACCAGAACTAGTTGAGCCAACAGTCGAACCACCAGCTGAAGTTGAACCTACAACAGCACCTCCACCTTTAATAGCACGCTCGTATGCCCTAAATCTTAATATCTCAAATGTTAGTAACAATTCATTCACATTCTTAACATCGTTAGGTATTTGAAACCTAATAATAGCCGGATGGTCGGGATCACAATTATCTTGAAAATCTCGACTATCGATATTCGTTGTCCCTTGGGAATACACTTCATTGACTTTCTGCCGCTTCTCAATATCTGCTTGTATTGTCCCTAAATCAGTTACCTTATTTTCTAACACAAGTTTTACATCAAGAGGATTACCAGTGACATCATCTTTTTGACGGTCCATAACTCGTAAATCAACTGATATATTAAAATCCTCATCATATAAGCGCACTAGCTTACCAGTCTCATACTTTTCTATTTTGTATGGATCAATTAATTCATAATCAATTGCATCAATTTCATATGTTACTTTTGGCATACACGCTTTTAGTAACATTGCTTGAGCTGAAGCGAATAGGGTTTTTGGGTCCTCGAATCGTCTATCTACCCAAATATAATCAAACCCATCATGTAAATCTCTAACGAATGCAGGAGCGTCAATATAAGGAAGACCGTTGTTAATGCTTGTTATGTTTAGTTGGTTAACTCCTTCACCATAGCCAAGCGGATAAATCCTCGTCATGACATCTTTTGCTTCTACTTTTCGCTTAATGCCCTTCATATTCTTTCTATATCGAAGTTCACCCGTAATTTCTTCAGAATATCGGACAATGTTTAATGTCCAAGGATAGGAGGAATCGTCCCATGTCCATTGGAATTTCTCGTCGAACGGCTTCGGAATGCTATAGATTGGGCCTAATAAGGTATCCTCATTTTCCCAACTGTATGAGAAATACTTTGTAAAATCACATTGACCTAGTTTCCAATGTTTTGTTCTTTGTTTACTAAGGAGATATTCAATATTCTGCCTTGTGGTTAAATTGATTCTTTCGTGATAACCAAAAAGCACGCCATCTAACAACGTAGATAAAACGTGCTCGCAATCATAAGATATTTCTTTTTGGATTGCTTCTCTGTCTTCATCACTATCCATAATACGGAACATACCAATCCGTTTACCATTATCAAATATCTCCACATAATCAAACGTTTCAATTTCTTCTCGCTTTGGATCAGTAAATGGCAATGAAAAACCCGCCGTCCAAAGTTCATTTAGAGGCGGGCTGTATTTTATATTATAGGCATTTTCAAGATATGCCTTGAGCTGCATTTGTTTGTTGTAGAGTTTCAGCAATTTATCACCTCAATTCAAAATAAAAAGAGCAGCTGTAGCTACTCTTTAAAAAATAACATTTAATTCTCACCCATTAATGAATATAGCATTAGATCGGAAATGATCTGTTGTCCTTTTTCATTTGGATGGATATTGTCATTATTTATACTATTCAGCTCCATGTTGCTATTTTTAACTTGATAGTTATAATAGCTATACAAATCTACAAATCCGGTTTTGTAATCAGCTGCTAGTCTTTGTACGATTGGATTTATTTCTTTTTCTAGTCTTTTATTAACCCAATCATCCTTAGTTACATTCGAAGTTCTAAGAATGATTTGAGCTTTTGTTTTGCTTTGGATTTGTTCAATTATTGATTTGTATTTTTCCTCGAAAACATCATTAGAAACTTTTTTACCTACATCGTTAAGTCCCGAATTTATTATTACTAAATCCGGATTAGCATTAATAACATTTTCGATACGATTAGACATGTCAACGATTGTATTCCCTGAGACGCCAGAATTTATAACATTGATTATCCCTGATCCAAATGTATTTTTTAAAAGGTCATTTATTATTGATACGTGACCAGGTTTACCATTCGTTTGGGAATTCTGTTCTGTCGTTGAATCACCTAGAAACACAATTGTAGCTGCTTGTCCATTCTCTAATTTTTTAAATGCTTTCGTTTGAAATGGGACTAAATTAAATTCCTTTTTTGCATCATCAGATATTTGATTAGATGCATCATTTTTAACTTTGCTAATTTGTTTTTTTAACGAGTTCTCTTCCTCTTGTTTCTCAGTTTCCTCTTTATGTTGGGCACCTTGAACATCAGCTTTAATTTTACTATCGTAGTATGTTTTTCCTAGAAAACAGGTTACTAAAAATATAATGGCCATTAATACACTTAATTTTTTCATATATGCCTCCTGAAATTACCTATATGAAAATATTAACTTATTAAGAGTATTAATTCCATATAATATATATAAATTTACATTTTTACCACCTTTATAAAGTATTAAGAAATGTTAGTATTTTATCAGCTAGAATTTGATGTCCTGCATCATTCGGATGTAATCTATCGCCAGAAGATTGTCCGACAGCTTTAAAATAATACTCATTCGCTGTGTCATTCCAAGGGAATAAACTGCTTATTCTATATAAATCAAATACAGGTATGGAATATTTTTTTGCTACTTTTATAATGGCGTCAGCTACTTGTTCTAATGTTATTCCTGAACCGTTAGGACCATTGAATGCATCACCACGAGGTAATGGAGTAAAGACCGCGATTGTTTTAGTAGGGTATTTTGTAATCAATTGTGAAAAGACGTTGTCTACTGCTCCATAAAAACTCGCAGCAGAATCAGTATCTCCGAATTGCCCTAAAACTAATGGTTTGCCAGTCTCCCCCCAATCATTGGTTCCAGCGAAAACGGTTATTAAATCAAGAGTTGGATCCATCGCGCCAATACGTTCATAGATAGGTCTTCCTGTACCAGCACTATTTGGCGTTCGCCATCCAGTACCACTTACTCCATAGTTGTAAATAAAGCAATTTATTTTTTCAGCGATGTAATCATGGTAATTTTTATTTGTTCGGAAATTCCGCTCGGTGATACTATCGCCAATAACACCCCATTTTTTAAAAGCCCATTTACTTTTCATGATGGTATTAATAAGTAAAGGAGATAGTCCAAATTCTGTGTTAATCCCTCTATAGTTCAACATATCTAATGAACCAGAGTATGCCCCAGCAGTAACGCCTTGAATAACAACTAAAGGTGTCCAACTGTATTTAACACTTGGTTGTCTGCTCATCCACCACTCAATGTATATCCAATCACCAACCATAGATTTAACTTCTAAGGATAATGTAAATGTGTCAGTTGAATTCTTAGCATCTGCCTTAAAACCAACATAGAAGTCTGAAGGAGATAGCTGAACATTAGTGTTAGATCCAACAACTCCTGCCCACACGCCATTACTATCAGTACTACACAACCAAAACTGTAAATTTAAATTTACAAGTGAATTGATTTGACTCTTTCGAAGCCAAACTGAAGCAGCTGGTGTTTTCCCGTTTTCGAATGGCTTTGGTTTATATTCCATATATGCATTTGTAGTACCAGAAAACGAATAATTCATCCTCTGAACACTTGGGATAAAATCGTTTGAAAATGGAACAGTTTCGCTATTAGGAACTAATACATTTGTTTGATTTTTCCCATTGGTCATGGCCGTTAATAAGTTATTCTCTTTATAAATGGAGTTAAATACTTGTCTCTGCACTTTAAAAAGATTGTCATTTAACTCTTGTTTTCTAACTCTATAATTATCGACATTAGGATAAATTATAGAACTCGACAGTGCAAAATTTGCATTTATTAGTGTCAAATTCATAATATCCAATTTAAATGAGCTTATAATACTTGAATTTAACCGTCTTGAACCTATGAATATAGACCAATATGGAAAATTAGGAGGTGTATTATGTGTAATTTCAACATAGAACCAATCCCCAATTTTAGTTACAACCTTTAATGTTGCGTTTTGCGACGAATTACTTCTCGTCAATGTGTATCCTATCGAGAATGAAGCTGGTGGTATTTCAAAAGAAAGTACTGAATCTGTTACGCCGCTCCATTGCTTATTGCTATTGAAACAGATAAGCGGACAATAAAAATTAACATTAGCAGGTAATGCATTTAAATCGGATTGACGTATCCAAAATCCGACGATTTGTTTTTTTGAAGAATCAACCATTAAAGCATCCGTAACAAAGTGTAAAGATAAGTTAGAGTCTCCTGAATCATAACTCATATTCACCCGTTGATACTGACTCAATAGATTCTTATTAAAAGGCTTTTCCTCTGTATTACTAATGTTACTAACGATTGCCTTGCCATTATTTTTTATTTTATTAGAGCTAATCAAGTTGATTTCTTCATCATTATTGTTCACTTGAAGTTCAACATTTACTTGTTCCTGCATAGTAGATACTTTTATTTCTGTTGTATCCGATTTTCGCTTAGAATCATTTGCGTTATCTATAGCCAAGTTTATTTTATAATAACTTTCATCAAGAAATTCATTTCCATTTAATTTAGGCGCATCAGCCATTTACGTCACCACCTTATATATATTTAGCGCGGTATTTGAATGCAATATTGATGTTTAGGTTAGAACCGCCTATTTGTATTGCATTAGCGCCTGTCATAAACTCTAATTTTTCTAAATTCCCCTGTAGTTGGAATAAGAAATTCTGACCGTTTTTGATTGCTGCATATCGTTCCGCGTCTATTAAAATTGTTGAATTTGTAAAAGTTCCAATAGAAAAACTCTCACCGTTTATAGTGAGAGTTAATGCAGTTGCACTACCTGATATTTCTATAACTGGTCTTACAACAAGTGAACCATAATTATTAATTGATAAAGTTTGCGGACTCGTAATTGTATAAGATGTCCTTCCAAGACCGATAGGTATTTGAGACATCCAAGGGATACGATCACCCCATTTTATTCCTTTCGAGCTTTCCACAATTGAATAAGCGTGTGGATCATACGCGATTAAAGGCAATTCGAATTTTCCCATCCTAAAATAACGATCAATCGGAAGTGAACCACTGTATCGCGCTAGATAATACTTATCAGGTTCATAATCATAAATTAATTTTATTTCCTTTGGTTTTCCGTAAGGATCAATAAAGGCGGTTACCATTTCTCTAATAGCTAAAGATAATTTACGTCTATCTTCTTGTGGTTTAATGATTAATGGTAACTTAAACTCTAAAGGATCTATGTCTGAACCGAAGTAATAAGCACCAGGACGACCAGGAATAGATACTGTATAATCACGAATTGGTGGAGCGGCTGGATGTTGAAATCCTGGTAAAAGAGCTAAACTTAATTCATTTAGTCTTTTTCCATCTATCGTTAAACTCATAATTGCCCCACCCTTCTTCCTGATGTTTTAATATGTTTTCCTAATTCGACTGCTAATTTTTGTACATCGGCTTCTTCTCTAATTACAAATGTGGAACCTCTAAACATATCAGCAAAGTTATATGAATCGGATTTATTTGCATTTGAAGAGGAATTGCCATCCACAGTTCTTTGACTAGCATTTTTATTTATTGCTTCTGAACTATTAGCCAAACTACCGTATACATTGCTCATGACACTTTTCAATCCAGATAACTCTTTCATAGAACTAGCCATCGAATAACTCATATCGCCAATTAATCGACTCATAGTACCTGTAATACCAAGTGACTTTTCATTTGAGGATAATGGCGTTACAGATACGCGATTACCTCTTTTAGTAAATAACTCTGGTCCAGCTTCACCGGCAATAAATGAACCGTCACCAAGAACATGTCCACCTGTTGCTAACATTGGGATTGTCGGTATATGAGTCTTCCCTCCACCAACAAATGGAACCCAATCAGGCATATCTATACTGTTAATACCCTCAATCAATGCATTAATCATTGAAATCACAGCATTTATCGGCGCTTTTGCTGCTAATTCTATTCCGTTGAATACTCCATCAAATATTTTCACAATTCCTTTCCATGCTTTGTCCCAATCTCCTGAGAAAGCACCAGAAATGAAATCGATAATTCCGTTTAAAATCGGCTTTAAGACCGTATCCCACACAACTTTGATTCCATCAAATGCATCTGATACAACACTACCAATAGCACTAAATACAAATTTAAAAGCTGGTAACAGTACATTTTCTATGAATGATGAAATTTTTGAAAAAACAGGCGAGAGTATTTCTTCCCAAACTCGTTTGATAATATCAAATGCATCTTTGACAATATCTTTTATGATTGTGAAGCCTTTATCAAACACCGGTTGCAGTGTTTCAGTGATTATAGATACGATTTGATCTATCGTCGGCTTGAAATATTCGTTGTATATAGCCATGATTTTGTCGCCGAATAATACCCATATAGCAATTAATCCAGCGATGGCTGCAACCACTAAAGTAATTGGGCTTGTTAAAACAGCCATAACTCCTGCAAAGGTTATAGCCCCTGATGTGGCCAAGAATATTACTGGAGCAAGCGCTGCACAAATACCAAGAAGTATACCGACTGCAACTGTTATGGCTGTAATTGCGGCTGCCAATACTGGGTGAGCTTGAATAAATTCAGCTATTTTAGAAACAATGTCGGCTACTGTAAGCAACACCGGTTCAAGTGCTTCTTTTAAATCTTTCATCGCTTCTTTCCATTTGACCATTGGCGATGCATCCATTTTATTAGCTGATTCTTGTAAATCATCTATTCCTTTTTTTAGATCAGCTTGTTTTTCTTCGGTTTGTAAAATTGTATTAATAATGTTTTGTCCTTGGTCTTCAAACATCGTACCGAAAAGTTGCACACCAATCGCTTCACGTAAGGCGGCATCATCGATATTATTTAGCCATTTAACCATATCTACAAATGCCTGTTTACCTTCTTCGCCGCCTTTAGCGATTGCTTTACCCCAACCTTCCAGTTGAGAAAATATTTCTTTTACAGCTGCACTATCAGGTGGATTTTTCGCAAGCTCGAGTTTTTCTGCGTTCATTTCTTTAAAAGATTCTAACTCGGCTCTATGTGATTCGCGAACAGCGTCCATTTCATCACTCAAACGCTCACTTAACGCTTGTTTGCGATTATTATGACTTTCTTTTAAAGATGATAGGTTCGCTTGGCTCACTTCTCTTAACGAATCAAGTTGCGCTTTATTTGATTCACTAATTGCCTTTAAATTCTCTTGCTTACTTTGCTGGAAAGCTTCTTTTTGTTCCTGCTGTCGTTCTTTCAAAGCTTCCTTTTCATTGTTTATTTGTTCTTTAACTTGTTCTTTTCGGCTATCAATCTCTGATTTCAACGCTTCTTTCTTTGCATCAGAGGCTTCTTTGATTCCGTCTTTTTCCTCTTTCAATCTATCGATTTGACTTTTACGCTCTTCACGTATTTTATCAAGACGCATTTTTTCTTCGAGTTCTTGTAATGCTTTTATTGCTGACTGACGCTCTTCTTCATTTTTCGCTTTGCTTATTTTTATCTTTAAATCAGCACGTTTTTCAGCGTTTTCACGATCTTTAATATACTTATCTTCAGCTGCTGTTTTGGAATCTAAATAACCAATTTGATCGTCAATCGCTTTAAGACGATTGTATTTTTCCTCATCGATTAATTTCATACGTTCCATGTATTCTTTATCGATGAGTTTTATTTTCTGTTCAGATGACTTCTCAAACGCCTTAACTTCCGCTTCAAGGGACTTTTCAAGCGCTTTTTGTTGGTTATCGTAATTTTTTGATGCCGCATCATATTGAGCACTAAGCTTTTTCTCTAAATTCTTTTGTTGGTTTTCGTAACTTTTAGAAACTGCATTGTATTCAGCATCAAGACTTTTAGCTAATGCATTCTGTCTTTGACTATGGCTTTTAGAAAGTGCTTTCTCTTGATTATTAAATGAGTTCGCAAGTGCAGATTCTTGTTTTGCGAATCCTTTTTGCATCGCTGAAACTTGTTCGTCAGACATTTTCTCAGTATCATCCACAACACCACGAATAGCATCTTTCATACCGTTGTTTAATCCACGCGCCATTTCAACAGAACGGACACGTCCTTCTTTTAAACCCGATATGTTCAACAGGATTCGCAAGTCCCTGCCAGTTCTCTTATGAACTTCTGCATATCACTATACAGACCAGACTATATCATCATCTTTTTTAAGATGCTCCCCATTTCGGGTGTCATCAGCTTACACCCTACGCTTTTCAGCTAGTCGTTGCACGTTCCTTTTTACAGGCTTCGCTCAGTATTGTCTCTTTTAGAGATTTCCACTGAATTAAAGGAGTTTTCTATGAATGTCACCACTCATAGGGACAATTGTTTATCCAATAGGTTGTCAATATTCCATGATTTTTGTTGAGATGCACTTGTCATAATGCTTTGTACTTCTTGTGCGGTATAACCAACTCGTCTTAGTTGTTGACCGTATTCAGCGATAATGTCAAGTTGTTCAGGCGGAAACCCTATTTTCAAGAGCGCATTTACTAATCCAAGCGCTTCTTTGTTCGATATATTTAATTCACTACCAATTTCATTTGTTTCTTGAATTAATTCTGTAAAGTCAATTTGCGAATAAGAACTAGCAATGTTTGCTGCTCCTTTTATAATTTCTGTATTCGCTGCATCAGAAGCATCTTTATTTAATGCCCATTGTCTACGTACACCTTCTAATGCTTCTTCAGCATCACCGCCATATGCAGTAACAGTTCTGACTGCATCCTCCACAGATCTCTTTGATGATTCCGGAACGTCAAAGGTAATATCGATTTTTGTTTTTAACTCTGACATGTCTAGTGCCTGTCCAATGACTTCTTGAATTCCGCCACCAGCAACGATTCCACCTAATACGTTTTCTAGCTCAACTCCTAATTCTTTTACACTTTCACCTGTTTGATCGGCTTCTTGAGAAAGCTGATTTAAATCATTTCTGATATTTTGAATGGAATTACCATCATCAACAGAACGAAGCGCCTGTTGTAATTTTTCGATATCCGTCTCGGCTCCTAGTGCTTCCCTTCCAATTATCTCAATTGCTTGCTCTAGCTGCCTGCTTGATGCTGTACCGTTTTTAATTGCATTCACAAGACGATTCCCTAATGCATCCGCAAAATCATCAACACTGTTTCCTGTGGCGCTAAATAAAGTCTCTAATTGTCTTGTTGAACTTGCTGCTTTTTCTTGCTCAGCCTTTAATCCTGCAAGACTGTTTTTGAATGTATTAAGTTGCCCTTCTGTAAATTCAATTTCGCGCCTAAATGCCCGATATTGTTCTTCATTAATCGCACCACTTTCAAATTGTGCTTGAACTTGCTGTTGGGCTGACTTTAAGCTGTCTAATTTTTTTGTTGTATTCTCAATTTGTTGCGTAAGTAATTGTTGCTTTTGGGCTAAAGCTTCCACATTACCTGGGTTGAACTTCAAAAGTCGTTCAATATCTTTTAGTTCTTTAGATAGTTCACCACTTCTTTTATTAACATCTTTTAAGGCGTTTTGTAGACCGGTGGTTTCCCCGCCAATTTCTATCGTTATTCCCTTAATTCTTCCTGCCATGTTATCACCTCGCTTGCTTAGAAATTATTAAAGTCATCTTGTGTAGCTGTTCTTGTATTTTCTTGTTCTTTCTTCGGGTTACGTAATTCAACATACTCATCGATATAATCCAAGCAATCACCTATTGTCATATCTTCTAAATCTTCTTTTGAGAGTTTGCATGAATAACAAAGAGCAAGGAATGTCTCAACAGAAAATCCACCTTTCCCCTTGCTACGCCCTTGCCCTTGTTCATCTTCCGTTATTTTTTTTTTGACTGAACAGTACTTTTAATTAAGTCCTGAATTTCAGTGATAATTTCTTCAATCGGAAATTCACCAAATGTATCAAACCATGTTAATGGATCTGGAACCTCTTTATTTGCCGTTTTAGCAAATGCCCATACTAGGTTATAAATAACATCAAAATCTAATTTACTTAAATCAACTTGTGAAATGTTGATATTACTTTGGTCACCATCAGCCGGGATATATGAAGTAAGTGCGCTTAAACTAAGAATATCTGCAAACATATCACGTCTAAATTGCGACTTATAGCGAATAGATGTACCAGCGGTACTTTTTAAAAGAACATCTTTATCATCAATTACAATTGTTTTTTCCATCTAATTACGCCCCCGCAACTTTCTCATACGGCTTTGTATACCAAGCATCATAAATAGGTGCTGGTGTACCTACCGTTGTTGAAACTTTAACTTTTTGATTTACTGGATGTTGTGCTGCAACGAATTTTAATTCAGTTGTATTTGGCTCTGTTTTATCACTCTTTGTGGAAGAACCCGCACCAGGTCGTGATACAGATACGTTGTAAAGTAAGTGGCGAGTTGCTTTTACATCGCCATCAAATTCGAACATTAAAGCTATTTTCTTGATCTTTGCATTCGAAACTTCAGTGATAACTTTATCAGTTTCATCTAAAATCTCTCCTAACACTTCAGTACGGAATGCTTCAGTGACTTTAGCGATATTTAATGTCCCTTCATATCCTTGGTTACTTGATTCAGTGTAATAGTTACTATCATCCGCATAAAAATCAGATTGTTCACCTTTTGGCTCTAACTTCATTTCAACTGCACCTGGTAATTTACCTGGAGTTCCGTATGTGATTTTCCCTGTCTCATCCTCAGTGATTACACTATAATGAACTTTCTTTAGACCAAAAGTAACTTTATTTTCCGCCATTTATATCAACCTCGTTTCATATATTTTTTGGTACATATTTTCAGATTCAATAACCCCTTCAATTGGCGAATCGTAAGGGATTTCAAAATCATCTAGAACCTTTTCAAGTTTTGCTTCTGCAGCTAAGTCTTTTCTAGCTGTGTAAAGCTCTATATTTAAATCATTTATTTTGTGATACACCTTGTTATCAGCCATTAAATTTGCTGAACCGTCTGCAATAAAACAAATATACGGTAACTTTGGAACTGGATTACCTGGTACTAATGTAAAATGCGAATAAGCCACAGGATAACCTGTAGCATCAAGGATATTCTTTAATTCAATTAAGTTCATTGCTGAATCTCCCTTTCAACTCGCTCTGAATATTCGTTTACTGCTTTTTCTTCAGCTGGCGCGATATGAACTATAGCTGGTACACGTCCACCATTTACTTTTGCGTGTCCCTTCTCTAATAAGTGTGTAAGCTGAGGTTTTAATGCATTATGAACAATAAATGCATTTCCCTCTTTCTTCTTACGCCACCCTTTCGCATACTTACGCCCGCTTTGACTGTCACTTTTAGGACTTTTTTGTTTTAATTCATCCACAAGATTGTTTGCAACATCTTCTTTTGCAACTTCTAATTTTTCTTCTACTTCATTTCCATACCTTTGTAGTTCTCTAGCAATCTCATTCGCAATGTCATCAATACTAGTCACCAACTTTCACCTCACAATAAACCTCAGTGAATCCATCAGATCGTGGGAAGGTTCGATAAACTGTATATTTTTGATTCTCATACCTTAATGATGTTTCATTATCGTATTCGTCAGAATCTACAACAAATAAGATCTGTGGTTTCAATCCAAGTTGCCCACCTGCCAAGAATTCTTGACGATTAATACTTAATTTAGAACAAAAGATTTGTCTTGGTATTTCGTTTGTACCAATTACTTGTCCAAGTTCGTCTATTTCAGTTTCAAAAGAAAGCAAAAAGCACACATCGTCTAGTGATATGCGCTTTGAGTTTCCCACACTTGATTTAAGTGATGGCATTTGTAATCCCTGCCTTCTTAATCACCCTGTTGTTAATTCTAAACTGTAAATTTCGAGATAATGGAGTATCTTCTTGTCGGTTTCGATAGGACCATGCTGCGTAATCAACTGTTAGCATTTGGTCATCGATACTTTCAAAATTCAATACAATCCCTGTTCTCTCAATTTCATTTTGCGAACTAACTAGTAGATTATTAAAATAAGCATCCCTCAAATTGTGAGTGATGCCTAAGTCAAGTTTTAATAAGTTTAATAGATTAGCTTTTACTTGCTCATTCATCGCCTTTTAGTTCCTTGATTAAAGGCTCACCTCTAAGGTTTTCACTCCCTGAAAGTTCTTCAGCTCGTTCTTTCTTAGCTCGTCCCTTGCGGGGATAATGATCTCCCTGGCGATAAACATGGTTATTATCTTGTAAGTCTGCAAAATCTTCTAAGACCACATATTTAGCCATTCAGAATCACTCCTTTTTATGCTCCGGCTGGTGCTGCTGTGTATGTGATGTAGTAGCCAGCTTGTGAATCGACTTTTTTAACATCGAATCGTACAAAACCAGCTAATAATTGTCCGTAAATATCATTATCAATCCATTTAACAGAAGCTTGTTTACGATTGAATAAAGTGCAGAATTCTTTAGCATCACCTACGAAACCAACTAGATCGCCAGCTTTTGTTCCGATAATATCATCATCTAAAACAACTACTTCTTTACTCTTAATACGTTTGCCAGATGCAACAGTGATATCATCTTGTAATAAATAACGACCATTTTTATCTTTCAATAAATCTAATTGGTTAAACAGTGAAGATGATACATAGAATTTCACATTGTATACATTTTTAAATCCAGTATTTAGTAGAGTAACAACTCCATCTAATCCAGTTACAACTTTAGCAGTTGCTGATTTGAAAATAGCTGCAATTTGAGCATTCTTTGTATTTAAATCCTGATCTTTGATATCTTCTGCAATTAAGCCAGTGATATCATAATCAGCATCATCAATTACTTCCTGAGAAACAGGGATGTAACCACGGTATGTTGTGATATCGTATGTTACTTCTTCGAATGTTGGTTTTGCAAGCTCTGGATTCTTTGCTAATTCAGCAACAGAAACCATTTTTCCGTTTGATTTTTTGATGATTGGATATTTACCAGAACCACGATTAACAGGAAGTGTACGGATGTATTGCGTTAAATCAACTGTATCAACAAGTTCTTTCTTTGGTGCTAATAACTCTTCTGGAATTAATGCTCCACCTTCCACAGATGTGAATCCAGCACGTGTTTGGTCTTTACTACGTACATAAGCATTAATTGCTTCGCGTGTTTCATTTTGTTTTGGCATATTTCGTTTCGCTCCTTTATCTGGTGATTTACGATTAGATGATTCTAATTCTTTTTCAAGTTCTTCAATTTCTTCTGTTAAAGTTGTTTTCTCTTCTTCTGTGGAAGTAATATCTTCATCATTTTCTTTAATACTTGCTTCAAGTGCAGCTAAATCTTCCTCATTATCGATTCCCTCGATAGATGCGTCTAACTCACTACGTTTTGCAAGTAATTCTGTTAGTTTTCCCTCCACAGTTGATAGAGAGTTACGCTTCATGTTTAATTTAGCGCCGATTAATAATGGATTAGGCATTTAAATGTCGCTCCTTTAATTGTTTTTTTCGTTGTTCTAACTTTTGTTTCTTCATGGTCTCAACATCTTTTTGTCGGGCCATAATATCAGTTTGTGGATATGCTGGAAAAGCTGTAATGGAGACCTCGTGTAATTCAGCTTCAGTAATTCTCCACTTCATTGTTCCATCATCGCGTGTAATTTGTTCTTCTTTTGTTGGGTAAAAACCAAATGAACAACCACGCACTTTCCCAGTCTGTACTTTACGATAAGCACTCTTTGCGTTTGGATCTTCTAAATCAATAATTGCTCGACCCCATAAACCGTGATTATCGGATTTTAACTCCAGTGTATTACTACCAAAACTAGCTAAAACCATTCTTGAATCGTGATTATCCAGACACATAATGTCATTGTTACGTAAACTTTCTTCAAATGCTCCTGGAGCCACTTCTTCAAACGCTCCTGGCCATAATTCAGTTTCTTGATCATAAACAACAAAATACCCTTCAATAACCGCTTCATTTTCATTTTCACTATCTCTCGTTTTTAATTCTGATGTGAAATGCATATGACGTTTATTCATCGTTCTCACCCCCCTTCAACTTGTTTTGACTACCTATCTTATTGGCTGGAATATAGTTTTCCAGGATGATAAGTTCTTGCATTTCCTTATCAGGATCTAAGCCAATCCAATCACGTAATTCATTTCTTCTCATTGCATTTCGGTCAACCATTTGTGTTCCGGCTTCCACCATCTCGCTTAAATTGTACGAGTATAGACTCCGTGGATTTAAACGGAAGAACCAATTCGGACTGAATAATAAATCACGTGTTAATGTTTGAGCTATGACTTGCCCTATAGAGAAAATACGAGTATTAATAAATGTGTTATATTCTTCTTTGTTAAATTCACCAACACCTAAGAAAAAAGCCGGAATCCCAAAGAGTCCAGCAACAGTTTTCTTATCTAATTCAACGCCTTCATTAATGGCGATATCCTTTAGTGACAATGGTTTAACTTGTTCAACATTCATTAAATTTGCTGGAATAATCCAAGGTTTTCCGCCATCTGTTTCTGAAAAATACTTTTCCATGATGCTATCTCGTCCTTCTTTACTAGAAAGTTCTTCTGTCATGGCATCAACAGAAATAATAAGTGACGGCATATATTTACCACTCATAAAATTATTCTTCGTTTTAGTAGCTTGATTTAAATTTTTCGCGATTTCTTTTAACGCCACCCTATATCCTGTACCGCGATATGGATAATTTGGATGAGGATTTATTACAAAATGAATCACCTCGTCCGGCGTGTAGGTTGTACCGTTGAAGTTGATGAGGTAGTCGCCCTCCACATCTTCATAACTCACAGCTTGCATTTGAAATGGTGTCAAATCGTCAATGTAAGTCGTTTTTGGATCAATACCAATGTGGACGATAGAATTTCCATCACCATGAAGTAATAAGTCACTAACAATCTTATAAATCCAACTTTTACGAGTCATATTACGATGAGGTTCAATATCTATCTTTCGTGACAACTGATTTCGTAAACGTTTATCACCCTCATCAGTATTTTCCATAAGATGAATCGTCATATTCGAAACCAAATCAGCGACTTTATCTACAGCAATTAGAACGTCTGGATTGTCTGAAAGTCTTGTATAACCAACTGTTTCAACATCGCCAACCGCTATCGGAATTGTAATAGCCGAACGTGTCTTTTTCTTCCTCCAAAATGCCAAAGTTTTCACCTCCCATCTATGATTAGGTTCTTAGCCATGTTGAAGCATCCATTGATTTAGTCAGGTCTTCAAGCATTTGTACCGCACCGAATACACCTGCATCAAATAAATCTATGCGTTGTGTACCGCCGTCACCATCAACTTTTTCATACTGTATCATGTCATCTGTTTTTTCGATGGCACGTACATTCTGCACACAATATTCAAAAGCTGGATTGTGGACATAATAAAGACATCCGTTTTTCGCTTTCATTTCAATGCGACGGAAGCCTTCTGATTTTTTATAGAAATATTGAGGTTGATCCACAATATTAAATCCTGCACCTTTCATACCAAGGAAAAATTCTCGGCCGAATTTCTTATCAAACCCGACTTTCTTAATTTTAAATCCTTTGGCTTTCATTAACTTAAACCAATTTATAATGTCATCATAATGTACAGTTGCGGTATTACTCATAGTTAATACACCGTCATCTTGCCAACCGAATAAAGGTATTCCGTCTTCTTCTGCTTTGGCATGCGCTGCAACAATTGGGAAAAATGCATGTGATATGACGATATCAATTTCCTTACCTTTGTAGTTATATCGACCATACAAAGCTGATGCAGTTAAATCGTGCAATTTAGATAAATCAGCTCCTCCATACCAATTAATAGGTAATTTCGCTAATTCTTCTAACGTCCAACTGTATTGTTTATCCGAGTATTTAAACTCATTTATATCAAAATACGCATTCATTGATGAAGTGAATATATTAAGAGTTTTATTTAAAAATTCGCCCCGTGTTTGTGGGTCATTCATTGCAAGTTCAGCATCCCTTATTAAATCTACAATCTCAACTGATACACCGCATGAAGGATTAGCCATTTCTAAAATTTCAGGGTCATTATAATTCGTAACATTTCCTTTTTCATCTTGATCTGCTTTACAGACAAAAATAAAATATTCATCATCTATTACTGAACCATTTAGTACCTTCTTACAATATTCCAAACGATGTGCTAAAAAACCACTCGGCAAGTCTCCTGCTGTCGAAATAGCAATTAGTAATTTATTTCGATATGCCTTTTGTGAGTTTTTCATCAAGATATATTGTTTTGCTGATTGCCAGGTATGAACCTCATCCAAAATCAACAAGTTACTATTTAATGAATCTAATCGTTTTGGGTCATTCGCTAATGCTTGTATAAAAATAGAGCCTCCATCGCCAAATTCTTTAGTGATTGAATGCTCTTGGTTATTATCCCTTATTCGTATACTGTCATCATTTAAACGATTTACGTTATATTTTAAGAACCCAAAAGACTCCATAGTTTGCTTAAGACTGTTTGCTAATATATATAACTTGGAACCACTTTTACGATCCAATATGGATAAGGCCCATCCTAAAGCTGACGCAAAAGCTGTTTTCCCGTTTTTACGGGCAATCATTAATAAGGATTCATGAAAACGTCTTACATTACTTCCTTTATTGAAAAAACCCACTAAATTGACGATGACAAACATTTGCCATGGTTGCAATTTAAGAGGAGTTCCTTTTAATGGATTACCTTTTAAATCTTCTCCCTGTTGATGTGCTACAGTACCTTCTATCAGTCCTATAACAAAATCAAATTGTTCTTGTCGAAAATCTAAATCATCTCGTTTTAAATCATTCAGAAATCTTTGTGCCGCATGCCTGTTTTCTACACAAGCTATTTTATTCCCATTTACAATTGATTCAGCATAATTTAAAGCCACCTTAAAATTATCTGAATTAATATGAGATAAATCCATTTAAATCACATCTGTGTCAAGAGGAATTGATCTAATGGCGACCCCTCAGACTTTTTTGGTGGCTCTAGATTTAAAGATTTCGGATTCAAACATAATCTATCAGAATACGCTAATAGGTCTTTTCTTAATGTTTCTATTGTAGAAATAATAGCTGATTTTTTACTCCCTCCATTTGCCGTTTCAGTTTCAAATTGAAAACCATTACTTTCAAATTCTCTTGTAAAACGGATGTACTGGGAAAATAAATCGGAATAAACATCGATTAAAGGGTCATATTCAGGCTTATAAACACCTAATATTTTCATATCCCTAATCGTGTTTTTTGCTATTGTCTCTTTGGTTGAAGCTTTCTTCGCCATAGACATTCCTCCTTCCAAAAAAAGTTTTTCAAAATACGTCAGAGAGGGAAAAAGCTCCCCCTCTCGGTCCCCAATAAGTTTTTTTATTTATTATTTAAGTGGGGGGCTGTTTCTTTAATCAAATCTTTCTTCTTGAATTGTTTTCCCGACAACATATTTTTCATGACCATCAATATGTTTTATTGTCATATTGTGCTTGCCTTTCTTTTCGAATTCATCTGTTGTCCATTCATAATTGATTAGTACTTTACCTTTTATATCAATACCTTTGTAAGTAATAGAAGGAACACTATTCATGTCTTGAACTTCAATGACTAACAGTGGAGTTTGCTTTGTATTAGAAGTTAATACTCTTTCCACATCACATGAACAAATACCAATGTCCTTGTTGTAATAGTTATGAACCATAAACGATAACTCATCCGCTTGTTCTTCAGTTAATAACTTACCCTTACATCCCATTCTCCCTCATCCTTTCCATTCGTTCTATCCATTGCTTACCTAACTCTGTTAACTCATCACTGATACGATCATGCATCTTATCGTGACATCTTCCACACAGGCTAACCAGATTACTTGTTGTGAGTCTTAGCTCCGGTCTATTCCTTAATGGATGGATATGATGTACAGTAGTTGCTTCTTTGTTCTTGCCGTATCTTTTACACTCTTGGCATTGGTATGTGTCACGCTTTAATACTGTCGTGCGTTTGTTCTTCCAACGTTTTGTTTTGTAGAAGTTAGTCAATGTTTCTCACTCCTTATCACAAACCATATTTTCAGTTGCACTCACAATTACTTGATTGTTTACTATTTGAGTTGTTGTTGTATATTCTCCTGTACCAACCATCTTACCGCCCTTATCATGACAATCCTTCACACTTATAAGGAAACCGATAAATGCAAGAATAATTAATATGAAACATATAACTATAAGCGAGTTAAGTAATCTTTCCATTTACTCACCACCTATCTTTCTACATAATAAAAAACACCCGAATGGATGTTATAGTTTTATTAATTCACTTTAAATCAATATCGATATCATAATAAATTATAAAAAATATAAGAATAGGTAAATAGAGAAGAATGTAGGATTCTTACAGAAAGATAGATATCTATATTCATTTATAATTACCTAATACAAAATGTATACATTACTGTCTATACATATCATTTATAAACATATTCCGGTACGTGATATTTTAATATCCACTCACAAACAAAAAGAGCAACCGTTTCGTTCAGTTGCCCTTCCGTTAATTCTTTATGTTATTACTATAACCCATTTTTACAAGGGTTTCGTTGCCCACAAAGTACCTTACCTAAAGGTGACCTACTAAAAGGTAACCTTTTATAATGCATCCACAAACTTTAATACCTTTCTTATCTCAGCATGTTTACGCTTGATGTAATATGGACTGTAATCTAAATCGTATGCTATTTGTTCTAATGTCATCCCATCAATGTATTTCTTTTGAATGATTTTATTGTCCAACCCTTCAAACTTACTAATCATTACCCTTAACTCATGCATGTCATTCATTGTATGAGCTAATTCATATTCGATGGCAGCAATACGATCTTCCAGTTTCCCACCTTCTGACCCTTCAGTTAAACGTACTTCTTGCAAGTCACCATACACCCAACGTTTCAATTCTCTTTTACTTCGTAATAAATTGTTTTCTAGATAACAAATTCTATCTTCTAGGCTTCTATAATCTTTTAACCATTCTAGCAATGTGTATGCCACCTCACTTTATCTAATATATCCGCTTCCACCTTCAATTACTTTATCTCCAATGTGAATGAAACATTTATCAAACGTTTTAGCTGGTGTAAGACTGATTTTAAATCCATCAATTTCCTTAATCTTTTTAACCCTCAAATTAATTCCATGACCTTCTCTTTTATGCGCTTCCTTCACAGCTTGATCTAAATTCTCTCGTACAATAAAGTATGTTTCCCAATCAGTTCGAACCATATATAAATCCATTCAGATAATACACCTCACTTATTTTAGGATGCCAGCTTGTACAAATATATTTCTCCATGCTGTTTCAACACGATATTTTTCAAATGACTTAGCTCTACGAGCGATTGCTTTCCTAACTTTACGTTTTTTATGCTTTTTCATCGTTTTTCCCCCTTTAATTTCACCTCAAAACGTATGAATCGTTTTATACACTGTTTTTATGCGTTTTTAGACGTTCTAATGTTCACAAGACCTATTGCATTCAGAAATAATTTAAACGTTTAATTTCCTTATTATATACAGCCGTTTTTTCGTGAGAAATGAATATTAACTTTGTTTCCAGCTCTCACCTTTACGCCAATGGATATTCCGTGCTTGTCTCTCTGTAAATCCTATTTCCTTCAACTCTTTTATATTTTGCGGTTCTTTATAAGTGAAATTACCGCTGTATTCTTTGCCAAAATCAAAATCCGAATCAACAACCTGTTCAGAATCAAAGTTGACCTCTTGAACCCCGCCCTTTATTTCCACACTTTCACCATCAGCAGTCTCTATAAAGAATCTCGCATTCTCTAAATTTACTCCCATTCACCTAACCTCTCTTTCTGTTCAAATGAGACATTTCAGCCATCCCTGTTATGAAAATATTGATATTCTCAGGTTTTCCAGTAACAATGATTTGCCCTAAATCAACAGTCACTTCATCCTCGTTTCGAGATAGATTTATTACGGTTTCTGGTTTCTTTTTAATGATTCTTAATTTACTTAATATCTTGAATGTAAGTTTTTTCATATGAATTTCCCCTTTTCGATTAAAATAACGCTTTTGTTCAGTTTCTTTCCTTTGTAGGTAAATACTTTGTAGTCATCCCAACAGCATTTGGATGAGATGATTTATACTTGAAAGAAACACAACTCTTTCGCCAATTACTCCAAAAGTTTGATGATACTGCTTCAGAGTGCCATTTGAATGACTTATCTAACGAAACTTCTATAGAATTCCAATGATTCATTTCAAAATTAACAAATACAATATTTCTTTTCTTTTGGAAATTATATAATTGACGTTTACGTGTATGTCTCATTACGCCCCTCCGTTTTTATACAAAATTCAAATTTGGTCTTAATATCCGCTTGCTAATCGATCATAGTTAACTTGGTTCTTATCAAAGTACGCCTTTTCCATATCTTTATAAGTCATACCAATTTTCTCTCCGATTGCTATTAAGGATGCAAATACACAATAATAATTAGCATGCATATCAAGTGAATTTTCACGAATTTTATCAAATAGTTCATAGTAAGTTTTGTCAGCTTGTCTCCCTACATAATTTACCCAAAAGGCATTATGAGGAATGTCATGACTAAACCCGTATTTATTCCCTATACTTGCTATAAAATGAATACAATCCGCCCACTCATCACGTTGTTTTTCTTTATTGTTACGCTTATTCTTTTTCCAGTATTTGAAGTATTCTATTTCATTCGCTAATTCACTTACTTCCACATAAAAAGCATGCGTTACGTCCCCAGTTAAGCTTTTACCTTCTTGCCCATGAACCTTAACAACCTTACGATCAAACTTGTCCTGTGCTTCGAATATCTTCTGAATGTTTAACACTTACATCCGCTCCTTATAGGCAATTTAATAATGTTTCTCTACGTTCTTCTAATTCTTTAATTTTATTCTCTGTCTTCTCAACCTCTAATTTAGCCATTATAAGGTGATATTTGTATTTATTAATTTCATCTTGATTCGTTACGATTTCGCTTTTTATTTGGACTAAAGTCGATTCTTTCATAAAAACCTCCTATACTCCTAATCTGGTCATTACCTTACCTTCTTGGAAACCGTGAATCACTGGGTCGTTTTCGATAATTAGAGATGGCATTGTCATGAGATCGTGTTTTTGAATGTAATGTGCGTTTTTAGGTTCCTCCACATTGAGGTACGTTACATCTAAAACAGCAACATCAGAAGGGAAATTGTCTAACATCATTTTTAATTTCATGCAATCGTTACAATTATTTTTAGTGAATACTTTAATTTTAATCATTTAATTTTTTCTCCTTTGCATCGTTAATTAATTTAGTAATTTCATAAACACCGTTTTCCATTGTTACCATTCTTCTCATCCCCTTTTAATAGTTTCCATAACTCTTTTTCATCCATTTCATAAAGCTGACGTCCTGTTTTTTCTTCCTTGTAAATTCCTTTATGTATCAAGACATCGATGTAAATTTGTTTCCTGTCCATTGCTTCTCCTTGCTTAGAAAATCCCTGTTCTTAGGTAATGCTTCGCTTGATAATAAAAGTGATGATATATCCAATTACCACTGAATTTCTTATCTAAATACACAATTTCAAAGTTGTATTTTGCTTTAAATGTATTAAGTCTGCCGAGTAATGCTAAAGGATTGTATTTTGAACGATACTGTCCTTTTAGCATCTTTTCATAACCTTTTAGGTCCTCCACAATTAGAGTGAATGGGATATCCTTTGAGCGAATTAACTCATTTTCAAAAGCCGTTTGCGTATCTTTTTGTAAGTTACCTGTGATCTCATCCATGTGGGCTTTTCGTTCTATTCGACTATCTAAGTAAATATCACGAGGTATTCCCAACTCTTCATTTTTCGGAATCATGCAACCATAATCACCGGTATCTAATTTTTGATTTTTAATCGGAATGCCCTTTTGATGTAAGTAATCAAGGATATGACCATTTACGTTTTCACGAGTATCAATCACGATTGTTAATGTTTTAAGGATGTTATCTATTTCTTTATCTGTGTAATGGAAACGAATCATTTTGATTCCCCTTTTCAGTTAAAATAATACTTTTTGTTTAGTTGCTTTCTGGTTGGATTACTCTTACTTCATGTGGTGTATCCAATACAGTTGTCAAATAAATAGCATCTTTGTAGGCTTTAAAAATATCGTCATATTCCTTTATCACTTCACCATTTAAATAAACTCCAAATTTCATTTTCATGCCCCTTTCCTTGCATATAAAACCGCACGTTCATATATCTTTCTAGCTATTGCATTCGATTCATCATTTTCAAATGGTCGATAATCTTCGTACATATCTGTCCATCCGTTCTTAGCAAGTACAATCGTCCACTCATAGAACATTTGTAATGAATCTTCGTCCACAATTAACCATTCATTTAACTTTTGGTTATGTTTCCAGCCACAAAACTGATAAAACACCTTTTGGATTGTAACTTTTTCGTTGTTAGCATCCTTCCAGGACTTAAACCAAGTATCAATTCCGTTGAAATTCTTTTCAGCAGCTTGCATTATTTTGGGCGGAATTAATTCCTGTCTCTTTATTCCGATTCGTCCATCCTTCTGATCAAGATAGATATTTGCACCTGATTTCCAAATTTCACTTATGATTTCTAAAACTTTCAAACCTCTCACCTCTGTTACTAAGCAGTTATTAAACAGTTACTGAAAACAGTGAAAAACGCCCTTTACTAACTAATAGTTATTTAAAATAACTCGCTTCATCCTTACAGCCACAAGGGTTTGACCCGATTTCGTTATTTTAGTTATCAGTACTGGTCATTACAGAATATATATATATATATTATTTTTATTTTTTTGTTTATATAAAAAACAAATAACTAAAATAACTAAATAGATATAAAAGGTAACTTGAACCCTTGATACGACTGACTTTTTAAGTAGTTATTAAAAGTTACTGAAAGTTATTTAAGCGGCAAAATAGTTACTGAGTGACCTTAAATTTGCTGTTTTCACTAGTTTCGGTAACTCCTTTAGTAACTGGCTTGCGTTCGTTCAAAGTAATTCCTGTAAGAAACGTTTTATTTCCAGTTCCCTTTGTTTTTCCGAATCCTTTTGTTTCTAACATTCGATAGAAGGACCTATTCCCTAAACTCCGTTCACCAGAATTGAAGCACCATCTTTCATAAGTGTTGTATAATTCTTTAGCTTCAATCATGATTGACTTATTTTCTCGTTCATCCACATAACAAACTTCATCGAGGAAAGGCGCTAGAATGTCCATATCATCTTTGTATTTCCCTGTTGCTTCCGCTACCACTTTAGGCTCTTTCAATCCATCCTGTTGCCACTTCATGCAGCCTTCAATTGCCCAATTTAAAATACCAGGCATTTCAAGAGATAGTTTTTCAGGTAATCGTTTGTCACGTTTATGTGCTGGTAAACTTAGATTGAATGGAATCAATTTGACACGTCGCCAAATACCTTCATCAAGACCACCAATAATAGGTTTATGGTTTGTAGTGAAGAACACTTTAAATTCTGGAATAAATTCAAAGAATTCTTGTCTAAGGAAACGTGCTAACACTGGCTCACCACCTGTAATTTGCTTAACAAATGAATCAGCAAGTTTTTCCCCTTCTTCACTCTCAATTGCTGATACAAAGCGAGAACCAACTAATCTAGCAATATCGTTGTTCGCTCCGGATTCTTTCTTTTTGATGAAAGTATCTGATTTTGCTTGTTTTCCGTAGTCACCCATAAGATCTTTGATTGTATTGATGAATGTGGACTTACCATTTGATCCGCCACCGACTAAAAACATCATGATTTGTTCTGAAATATCACCTGTCAAACTGTAACCAATCAATCGTTGCATGTACTCTATAAGTGTTTTATCCCCTAAGAATATTTGATCTAAGAAGTTGAGCCATTCTGGACATTTTGCATTTTCATCAAACACGATATTAGTTATTTTTGTTAATTTAAGTTCTCTATCATGTTGCTGCAGCTTACCTGTTTTTAAATCAACAACACCGTTTTCTACATTGAATAAAAATTTATGTTTATCAAACTCTTGTCTCTCTCCTGGAACAAGTGGCATAAGGTCCTTGATACTATTCATCCGGACATTCCTACGTTCACACATCCGCGCCCATTTCATTTCTGATTCATCTTCAGATTTATTAAGACTGCGGAGTACCTTTGCTGTAATTCTTTCAATCTCTTTTTTGTTATCTATCTTCCAACGCTTTCCGTCCCAGATGAACCAACCGATATCATTAACAAATTTGATTACATGGCCATATTCGTATGCGATACGTTCAGCATTACCTAGTTCTGTTAAACGGAATTTCTTTTTAGGCTTATCCTCCACAACTTCAGCCACATCCTCATTTATAAAATCAAATGAAAATTCTTCGAATTGCTGTTTGTTATCTAAGATAGTTGTAGATGTGGAGGAAATAGCTACTCCTATCGTTCTTTCGCCATAAGTTTCATTTGTATCGCTAAAGTGAATAACATCCCATTTATCACGAATTAGGCTACTTTCACGAAACATTGCATCCATTCGAGTCGCTGATTTACCTGTCCAAAATGCAAGGTAGTTACATAAAGCGAGGTCACTCGCCGAATGATCGTCATTTATTAAGTTGCCGTTGTATAATGAGCGAATTTCATCGCCATTCTTACTACGGAACATTTTCTCCCAAAGTGATTCGTTTGAAATTTTAATTTCATCTTTTTCAAACTCCGCTAAATTTACTCGACCTTGAATGTCACTATCATCAAAATACTGTTCAAATACTTCTGCTAGTTCATCCGTACGATCATAGACATCATTTGAATTTTCACGATTACCAGTGAAAGTGAAGAAACGACCGTATGAGTAAATTTCTAATCCATGCTTTGTATTTTTCCTTCCAGTACCTAATACTGATTGTGGAAGGCTACCTTTGATGATGATGTGGATACCTTTCTCTGAAGGTGAAAACTCTGTATAACTGTCTAATGTATCGATAATCTCTGTTGCAAAAGCATTTGTTTTACCGTCCACAACACATTTATCAATATCTATTCCTATATAGTTGTCCTGCCTACTGAACACGAAACCTATTCCGTCATAGTCACCTTCTAAGTAAAACTTGACTGCCGTTGCAAATGTTGACCAAGTACGTCTGTTATTTGCTTGGGCCATTTCACCAGTTACCTGACACGGAACTTTTGTCTGCTTGCCGTTTCGTGTTTCAAACTTCCACAATATCCACTGAGGAAGGGCCTTTAACTCGGCAGGAATTTCATTAAAATTGTATGGATTCTTTTTCATTTCGCCCTCCGATTTGCCTTTTAGGGTATAAAAAAGAGAAGTCGGTCAAAACCAACCTCTCTATTAAGTTTTATTTAGAATGGTAAATCGTCGTCACCGAGATTAATTGGTGGTCCACTTGGTTCAGGTGAAGTTACATTTGATGGTGCCACGAATTTGACTTTAGCAAATGTTTTATCATTCTTCGTTTCGTGTTTTACATAAGCTAAGACTGTTTTACCTAAAATATCACGTACAACAGCAGTTAAGTCTAATTCCTGTTTACCTGTGTATCCACAAGCTTTTAAGAATGAGTTACGTTTCTTTTCAGTGTCTTCTTTATAATCTTGAATATTACTAGTTAGATATAAAGTGTTGTATAGAATTTTTGCCCCTTGATGCTTCTGTTCAATATCTGAACGGATTTCTACATCAAACCCAATAGAATATTGACCTTGCCATTCTTTTGCTTCAGCAGCTATAATCGTAACTTCGTATTTACCTTCCTCTACAAGACCGAATCCTTGTGATACATTCTCTTCATCAAATTTAAATTTAAAACTCATTGTTTATTTCCCCCTGTTAATTAGTTTATGGATGACACGATTAATTCTTCTTGTATGCAACCTTTACGTTTATCTAAATGATTCTTAGCAAATACACTTTGATTACCTTCTAAAACAAATCCTCTTGTACCATCTGCCTTTTTAACTAATTGACCGACAACATGAACGATTCCCATAATGTGATTAACGATCTTATCCCGAATATCAGGAATGAATTGCGTATATTGCTGTCCATCATCGTGAGTGATATTTCTTGTTGTCTCCCAAGCTGTGAAAATAACATTTGCATCTAACGAATTAAATGTTTCTACTAACTTTAAAAGATGGTTATCTAGTAAAGCGTAGTCCTTTAATTCAGGCATACCACTTTTAGTATTCTCACCTTTTTTAAGTAGCCATAATTTTTGGTAATGTGTTAAGTTATCGATAAAGATGTTATCGTATTTAGCGATATTTGCTTTGGCCAACGCGTAAAACTGTAAAATGCTATCATGTGGATTCTCACCATCAATTTTAGCCATGTCTATATTTTCATATCCCTCTAACACTTGGCTTGTCCCATCAATATCAAGGACTAATGTTTTACCTGGTAACAACCCAGCAACTGTTGTTTTTCCGTTACCTGGCTTGGAATAGATAATGATTTTTGCTTTTTTACTTTTGGTAATGGCAGCACCATTTGTAATTTCCAATTAATTCACCTCTACTCTTCCTAATAAATAATCTGTGGATACACCTAAAGCAGTTGCTAAATCGCATAATACATAAATGGTAGGTCTAGAATCTCCAATTTCATAATTCGAAATCGTACATCTATCTTTATTAATCATTTCTGCTAATTCTTGTTGAGTAAGGTCTTTCTTTAGTCTTATCTCCCTAAGTTTTGCAGGAAACATGTTATTTACCCCTTTTCCATGCCTTTCAGAATAAAGATTGAAGCTTCAAGATCGAATATTCTACCTGTACTTTCCCGAATATTCTTTTCAACGATAGGCTTTCTTTCTATTAACCTTTCTAATTCACCCTGATGTTCACGCAACTTTCTATTCATAACATTTAGCGCCTGTTCTAACTCTTCAATTGCAGCATTCACTTCATTCACCCGCCACTTTCTTTTTGGAATGAGCCTCTACATATTGTTTGATGCAATCTGTTTCATCGTGTATGTAATCACCATCAATATCCCGGTACTCTTCACCAAAATAGATTTCTTTACCGCAACTTTTACAATCACTCATAACATCACTTAAAACTGAATCCTGACGATTCCCGACTACCATTGAGTTTTCTACTATTTAGAATCCCTCCAATTTTCTCTTCCATTCTTTCTAGAGTGTAGAGAGAGTAATAGACTATGTTGTCATGTATAAAAGCCACTTCATGTGGAAGGTCCTTTGAATCACGATTCGTTATGATTGGTTTCATTCTGTATTCAGCTAACACTGATTCAAATGTTTCATTATTAAGATGAACTTCATTACCACGAATGCTGATAATGCCATCTTCATTACCTGCCGATCGTATAGCTTGTACAGCTTTACTCACTTCTTTAATGTTCATTAGCAGTTCACTCCTTTACATGAGTTGTGCTATAATCATCTTGAAAATTGATTTTATCTAGATCACCTGCGCCAACAGGTGGTTTTTCTTTTTTCTAATTTCACCTTTTATAACTCGCTTATAATCAGGATTGATTTTTCTGTATGCCTTATTTTTCTTTTTGTTAACAGCAAATCTAGTTTTACCAAGTTCTTTTCCAATCTCTTCATCTGTAAAACCTTGAGATTTTTTTACTATTATTAATTTTTCTTCTGGATTCACTTGACTCAATGCTTGTTCATATTCAATTGAAGTCATGACTTCTTCTTCCACATTTGCTGGGTCTACTGCAAAGAAACCTTCTTCAGATTCTCCGTTTCTATAAAGATCAATAGAATGAATGTTTAATTTCTCTCTTTCTTCAGGAGTGCAATAACTACTAACACTAATAACTCTTCCCTTTTGGTGCAATTCCCTTACTATCTCGAATTTAAGAGTCATTATTACGTAAGTATTAAACGCTCCAGCTTTTTGAGGATCATACTTTAAACATAATTCCCATAGCTTTACTTTCCCGATTTGAATTAAATCATCAAATTCCATATTATTTCTTTCAGCAACTTGTGTTGCTTTACCATAACTTCCAAATACTTGTTTAATTGCTGATAACGCTAGATGTTGTTTCTCTTCGAACAACTTTTCAGGTGTCATTGTCTTTTTACCTTCCCTTCATTATTTTTCTAAAAATCTTTTGATCGGTTCATCTAGCCAAGCTGCAAGCGACATTACTGTAGCAATCGTAACCGCTACCATTAATAATGAGAATGTACTTTCTTCCATTACTTTCACCCTCTCAAACTATGAATTTGGAATTACACGTTTGCAAAAAGTGTTTCGGTGGATTAAATGAAGTTGTCCATCTACTTTTTTAAAGATCAACCAGTTGTGTGGGTTTAAGCTATATGATTGAATCAGTTGCTTTTCTTTATTTGTTGGATTCTTACCGTTTTTCACGATTTTTCCTCCTTACACAACTTGTTGCGAATTACACAACCTTGTTGCAAAAAAAATTAACTTTGCCTGAGAAACTTTTCAATATTTATATCGAAAGTCTCTGAATACAACACAAGAACTCTTAAGCTAGGACAATGAACGCCCGATTCATACTTTGAAATAGATGTCTTATCAAGGTTAAGTAAATTAGCTACTTGAGTTTGTGTTAATCCTTTTTCCTTCCTGATATCACGAAGAAATTCATTATTGATAATCATAAATGATGAACACCTCTTTCATAAATCGAGTTTATAACAAAGTTGCGAATTACGCAACTATTATTTTCGTTTTTTATAAAAAAGAATTATTTTGTTGATTTACACTCAACTTTTCGTATAGAATGTAGATATACATAAGGTGTGAAAAACACATCTTATTAATTTAGATGAAAAGAGGAACACAAAATGTTCGGACAACGCTTAAAAGCATTGCGCCTAGAGAAGGGAATGACGCAACAACAATTAGCAGATGTCTTAGAAATCGAAAAATCTAATATCTCCCGATTCGAGTCAGGAAAACAGTCCCCTTCAAGTGAAAACAAGGTCAAAATGGCTAAGATTTTCAATGTATCTGTTGACTACATGCTGGGATTATCAGAGCATAGAACTTTAAACCAAGAGAAATCAGATAAGATCTCTAAGGATGCTGCGGCTCTCATGGAAAAGATAAATAAATTACCTCCTGAGAAACGTAAATTAATCGAAAATTTGATTGATAACTTCTAAAAAACAAAAAGAGAGCTTTTCAGCTCTCAACCTTTTTCCCTCATATTCTTCTTTTTTCGTCAAATGTCTGTTATTATGAGGGATATATACATAAATTTTTAAACAACTAACTTTATATAAAAAAATAAAACCCCCGACGAAAGTTTTTAGATGGTAGAAGGTTGGTCGCCAAGACACCATTTAAAAACCGGTAACAGAGGTTTTGTGTATACGTTAATTAAATTGATACTTTGATAGTATCATAAACTCGAAAAAACGTAAATACAAATCCTTTATTTTGCTATACCCAATTTTTGTCGGGGTAAGAAAATGGAGGATTTTTTATTATGGCTAAAATGAAGAAATGGAAATTAGAAAGAGAATATGTACAGGTTCCAAATGAAACGGCGGTTGCAGTTGAATTGCGTGAATCAGAACCGGAAGAATGTATTTCACTACAAGCATTAGGATTGATAGTTAACCTTTGGTCTTACAATACAGAAGAATGGGAATTACATAAAACAGAATTGTACAAGCGTTACGGTAAAAACAAAGAAACATCAGTAAAGAACGCTTGGAAAGAGTTAATGGATGCTAACTACATCATTGAATATAAGTTCCGTGTAGGTAAGCAATGGGATTACGAATACTACTATCGTATTAAGCCTTTCACAGATGAAGAACGTAAAGAAATCCTTGCTTATGCTGAAAAAGAACACGGTCAAATTTGGGGACTTGATTTTCAAGACCTCAAAATGAAGACCTCAAAATCAAGAGATAATAAAAAAGAATTAAAGAAAGATATTATTAAAGAAAAAGAAGAAGAAGAAATTATAACTAACCCTGTTACTGAATCTATGATTCTTGATTTAATGAATCAAAAGATTGAAGAGCGAGAGATTACAAACCAAAAAACTATTAAAGCTATCCACGATGTTGTTTCTAAATGTAAAGCGATTGGATCTACCGATTTAACTGCAGCTGAAAACTATGTAATAAAAGTTGTGGAAGAAAAGATGTCTAAACTTGGCCAGAAACAGAAAGTTAGAACAGGTAAAGCGAAAGTATCAGGCGCTAAGAAAATACGCACTGAGATGGTTCCTGAGTGGGTTAGAGAAGAAGAGAATGGATCAGCAATTGTGGAAGACAAAGGACAAGCCACTGAAGATTTAGAGGAAAACAAAAAACGTTTAGATGCCTTATTAGGTAAAAATAAAAAAGAAGAGAACTAATTAACAGTCCTCTTCCACAAAGAGTAAAATAATGTAATATTTTACCGCTATAAATTGGGAAACATTTCTTCTATGATGGAAGTATATTACAACAAGTCCTTATTTCTAAGTAGCATGTCAGAGTAAACAGCCATATGTCTTGCATATTGCCCTTGTTCACGCCCGTCCAACTTACTGTAGTCCTTTTGAATGTCGCTTAATAGTAAATCTAACAAAGGGTCGTTCTGTTCGTTCTCGAAGCCGAGAAGCGTGTCTGTTGTAACGTTAAAAAATGAAGCAAGAATCTTCAAACTTCCAAGATCCGGTTCATATCGATCCGTTTCCCAGTTCTTGAGTTGACCACGAGTAATACGTGTCTTTTCAGATAGTTGTTCTTGTGTTAAACCATAAGCTTTTCTTAAACGTTGAATGTTTTGACCGACTGTGTTTTTCATAGTTTTGAGTATAATTACCAAAATATCACTATACCATATTTGGCTTGTAACATGACATTATATAAAAATTTGTCCTTAAAAATACCTTTAAAAATAAATATAGAACAATTGTTCTGTTAGTGGTAAAATATTCATGTACTATTAAATCAATAGTTAATATGCAAAATTGCATATGCACCGAAATCTTGATTTATAGCGATAAAAAAACTTTCTCAATATTTAATTTGCAAGTGTATTGGTAAAATTGTAAAAATTCGTGATAAAATTTGTTTAACAAAAAATGAACGAAAAAAGACCCATATGAGCGTGTTATCAAGGAGGCTCCTACACTCACCTTAATAACCGTTCCCTAACTCACGCTTAGGAAACACTTGCCACATACGAGTCACATCTAAGTATAACACAAAAATGCAATATTCTTCTCTCGTATTTTGTTTCCGCCTTGAGAAAATCCTGTTAGGATGTGGTTCGTTTTTCTGGAAGGGGAATATTGTTGTGGAAAGATTAATTAAAAAGTTAGATGCAGAAAGAGAAAGCAAAGATATCAAAATCAGAGGATTAGCAAGAATAACTGGAATAGACCGAAGTGTAATTGAAGAAGGTTTATCGGGCAAAACGCAAGAAATGAAATTAGAAAATTTTATCCCTGTTGCATCTAACGTGTACGAAGATCATTCAACTAGAAAAGAAGTCATTAACAATTTTATTCTACGATGCGAGAAGGATTTAAACATTGTGAAGGCACTTTGTTACTGCCAAGGCCAAGGCGAATACGATGTGATTTCACAACTTATAGATAAACACCAAGGAACTAGGACGTTAAAAAAATATTTAGTTATATTCGAACTATATAATCAACGAAACTTGAATAAGAAAACAGGTAAAGAATTAGAAAAGGCACTTGATGAACAAACATTTTCTAAATTAGCAGAATGCCAGGTGCTAGTGAATATGTTGTACGGATTTGCAATGTATGACATTCCGAACTGTCGGGCGATCGTTCCTTATTCAGAAAAAGCAAAAGAGAAGATACCTTTAATTAAAAATAAATTCATTCGAGAATGTTTAGAAATGCAATATAAAGAGAGAGATGCATATATCAAACTATTATCGGATGAAGTAGAAGAATCTCGTAAGGTATGTTGGGACATTATTGATGCAAAGTCAGACTATCAGATGATAAAGGCATCAGCGTATTGTTGCTTAGGGGAAAGCTACCAATATGAATGCTTAGAAACGTCTGAAAAATACCTCTTAAAAGCCATTGAAGTATTAGAAGAAAATAAAATTGACAAAAAATCAAAAAAATATGGCTCGTTTAAGACAACTTTAGGACATATATATATAGACAATGCTTTCCACATTGAAAAAATTGAACATGATTATCTAGATGTGGGAGAAAAAGCTCATTACCAACTAAAGTTTGGCGATGCTGAACTAGGGGAAAAATTATATTCTGAAATGAAAATGACGCCCCATCGAAAAGCATCCCGCGCTAAAGTAAAAGGTGATATACTATCTTTAAAAGAAGCATTGGTTGATTTTGAAAGAACAGGGAATTTATTCTATGCGAATGGCATAAAAAGAGAGATATTAAAGGACGAGGTGGAGTAAAATGAAAAGTTTATTATTAAGCTTAATTTTATCATTAGGACTAGGAACTGGAGCAGGCGTAGCAAACGCTCAAGAGGATGCGCAAGCATCTGTAGATCAACCAGCTGTACAATACATGATGGTCGATCCAGGCGGTCACTAGAATAGTAAGTAACTAAATTTAGTTTAGTTAACAACTACATATAAACAATTCGAAAGACGTTACTATTAATTTAGTGACGTCTTTCCTACTTTCTGGGAAAGGCTGATTTTATATCACGCGATTAAAAAACCAGCCACCTAAAATATACCAATAAAAACTGGGGAGGAAAATTACTATGATGAATCAAGGGGCGGCTTTACAAATAGAGAAAGAAATCAGTGTGGAGGAAAGAGTACATAAATTAAGTATCATCATGAAGAAAGCGGAACAAGGCGATTTGAAAGCAATTGCACTTTTAGAACAAATTAACGCTTTGACGAAATAAGAGCTTCGGCTCTTTTTTATTTTGTGCAAACTTAAAATTTCACATACCATAACGAAAGTATTTCAAAAGATTTAAAGGGAAAACAATTGCAGGAAAGAATAAGTATGTTAAAGTAGATTAATATAAACATAATCATAAACATTAACGTTAATATAAATGTTAACAACAACGTTAACGTAAATATAATGGAGGTATCAGAATGGCTTATAAATTAGCTTTCGTACAGAATAAAGGTGGCGTTTTAAAGTCTTCAATGACTGTAAATTTAGCTGGACTTTATGCGAAACAAGGGAAACGTGTTCTAATTGTGGATGCTGATCAACAAGGTAATTCACTGTTGTCTTTTGGCAAAAATCCGGACAAGTACCGTACTACATTGCATGACGTTTTAGTTCATTTTGCACCAGCAAGTGAAGCAATAATTAATGTTCACGAAAACATCGATGTATTACCTTCTAATGAAATGATGAGCTTTTTAGATTTCGATGTATTACCTAACTTAGATAAATACATAAATCCATTTTTACTTTTGAAGGTGGCGCTGATGTCTGTGGAAGATGATTACGATGTTATCTTATTCGATAGTCCGCCATCTTCAGGGTTAATCCAAAGTAATGTAATTTGCTGTACAGATAAAATTATAATTCCTTTCCAACCTGAACAATATTCTGTACGATCACTAATAAAAATCATCGATGTTATTGGTCAATTTAAAAATAAACATAATCAAAATTTAGAGATTACTGGAGTTGTAGCTACATTAGTTCAAAAGAATACTAAACTTCATACTGAAGCAATGAAACAAGCAAGTCGTTTTTGTGAGAAAGAAGGTATTCACTTCTTTAAAGCTAATATCCCTAGAACTATTCAATTTGCTAACTCAATTGCTTATAATCAATTACCTCTTACACTTACTAAAAAAGATAACGAATTTGCATTTTATTATAAGAATTTATTTAAGGAGTTGACTGAACTTGAAGGAACGCGAATTGGCTGATTTATTTGGAGGTAGCGCCACAAGAAATAGCGAAGAAGAGAATAACGATAACAATAACGTTAGTGATAATGTTAACGTAAATAAAAACATTAATGCAAACGATGATGGTAACAATAATCCAGAAGTGCCAAAAGTTAAAAAGAAAGCAAATGAAGATATCCTTGAATTATTAAAAGACAACAATGATAAAAAAGTTGTAGGTTTTCATTTAGATAAAGATGTTCGTGATGCTTTTCAAAAAGTATTAGGTAAGAAGCCACCTAGAGGAGCGCAATCAAAACTTGCAAATAAAATATTCCGTGACTTCTTTGAAGAACGAGGTTTATTATAAGTCCTACATTTGTAGGGCTTTTATTTTTGTTAACGATAATGTTAATGAATATGTTAAAAACAATGTAAATGTTACTGTTAATACAAACGTTAATATTAACGCTAATGTAAAAACCCCACAGTTAAGTAGGGTTCTTTTAGGATTTAACCGCTAGTTTATCCATGAAATCGTGTATAGATTTCGCTTGAAAAATACGTAAATTGGAGGATTGGATATCATACTTTTTATCAGTGATTATGAGGATGTTAGGGAAGAATTTTGATTCTTTTGGTTGCCAAGATTCTTGATGCCACTCATTACTGTGGAAGTACAACTCATATCGATTGATTTTATCTTGCATAATTTTTTTACTGTAAACTGACTTTTGGACTTCAATAAAAAATGGGGATCTACGCCAAATTGTAAATGCATCTGGTTCCATAAATTCTTTTCCATATTTCGGTTCTACTTTAAATAGTTTAGGTTTTTCATAATGAATGAGTTGTTTGTATACGTCCACAATGCTGAGGAAGTGGGGAATCTTTTGGCTAGTTTTTCGTAGTGTACTAGGTTGAGGAAAATATATAAATGGCTGCTGTGTGATATTGGCATCCACATGACCATCTCTTCTTAATCGTTTCATGACCGTATTACAGCAAGTAACTGCGTTTTTCACTCCTTGAAAATGCAAATCTATTATGTCATCCCTAGACATACATCTGAAACGCTTCAAATCGCCCAGTATCGCTTTATCTCTATTCTTCATCGTCTAACACCCCAAACAATTTAATGTCTTCTTGTGGAGGATTCTGAAGCTTCGTGTCCTCTTTCGGAATGCGATACGGTTCAACAATTTGTTTCGCTTTGCTTAATTCTAAAAATGGAGCTTGCACTTTCTTTAATCCGTTTAGTTTTAGAATCATTTGGCCCGATTGCTCCAAGTGTTCTGAACCAGGTGTACCCATGATATTACTGTTAATCGTACTATCACATTTAAAGCCCATTCTTACCGTCATATTGAGTTTCAACTTACCATCTAATACTTTTGCATCTGGGCGTTGCATGGAAAGCATGAGAAAGACTCCAAGTGATCGACCAACTGCTGAAATCTTTTCTAATGTAGTCATACACTCTTTTTCATCTTGCAACATAGCTACTTCATCTATAGCAAGTAAGATATACGGTTTCTGCTTATCAAGATTCAATTTGTTGTATTCATCGATATGGTCCACTTCATACTCTTCCATTAGCTTTCTACGTTCGCGTATTTCCTTCCACACTTTCTGCAACATGATCTTCATTTCAATTTCTTCCATGCAAACCTCTTTTACGTGTTTCACTCTTCGTAAGAAATGAAACTCGGAATTCTTCAAATCGCCCAGGTACAAATGTAATTTATCAGGGGACATGTAGTGAATAAGTGTGGACAGCACAACACGCACCATACTACTTTTACCGCTCCCTGTTTCTCCTGCTATAAGTAAATGTGGTGTATTGGCTCTAACCATGTCATATACAATCATATTGCCTAATTGGTCCCGACCTACCACAACAGGTAGACGATGTTGTTTTAGTAACGGCTGCCATTTCTTATAACTGTAATTGTATGGTTTTAGTCCCGCATCTGAATGAAATACATTAAGGACAAACTTTTTTATATCACCTTCAATTGCTACATTACGTCCTAATATTTGTTGAAAGCAAAACCATTTCTTTTCAATAGTCTTCGGATCCAAACTATTCGGGATGGTAAATATATATCTAACATTGTCTTTTGTGGAGGAAATGGCATGTATTTTCGGATAAATGGGTACTTTACCGCCTCGTGTTTGATGGTCCACATATAAACCAGCTTTTCCAAATACCTCTATAAGTTGATTCTTTAAATTTTGCTTATGAAGCCAATCTTTGATGAGTCCCATGTTACACCTCCTAGAACATGATTAAAATTTTGATAAATATATAACCGATAAAACAAACTCCACCTATTCTTATTCCGTGATACATTCCATCACTTAAAAGTTTAGCTGCTGCAACGTGATCATTCTTTACAAGATGTTTCTCTAATATCGCTCCGCCAATTGTTGTTACTCCTAAAGCACCTAATGAGATAAATGTAGTTAACATAAAAAACTCCCCTTTATAAACAGAATTTAAAATACTGATTATACATAGATTTATCGCCTCAATACCTTGGTAGCGTTACTTTGATAACTAACTTGATAGTTACTTTGATAGTACAAATACTAGTTACCTTGATAGCAATTAAGCTATTTACTTTGGTAGCTGCTTTGATAATAAGTTTGATAACTACTTTGGTAGCGACCTTGATACATCATATTGTGGATGGCTTGTACAATATGTAAAAAACTTTTTCTGTTTACGCGAATATTTTTTTACGTTTTTGACGAGAATGTTGAAAATAAGTCCGGGAGGGATAAACGTGTTTTGGAAGTTCGGAGGAAAGAAACGTACAAAATTAGGTGTTTTTTTAGATCGGAATGGATTTAATCAACATGATTTAGAAAAGACTGCTAAGTTAAGTCGTCCTACTGTTTCTAAAGCATGTAATGATAAAGAGTATATACCTAGTCCAACTGTTATGAAAAAGATATTAAAAGCCATTCGTCACGTAAAACCGAACGCGAAAGCTGATGACTTTTGGGATATGTAAAAAAGAGTGCATTTAGTTAGTACTATGATATAATCAATATGGGTATATTGCTCTATCTTCTTCGTGTAGGTAGTGCAATTTTTTTGTGCTTTTAAAAGAACAAACGTTCGTGTATAATAATAATAAATTACACGAATCGGGGGATTATCATCTTGGACAATCAATGTTGGGGTACACCAAAAATAAAGGGCCGTGGCATGGTAAAAT